ATGGGTAGATATTGGGAGCAAGCGAAAGGATGGTTCCTACGCACCTTGCGGTCGATCCAAATTAGCAGCGGATCGAAAAAGAAAATATCCAAAGTGCGTGCCTGCTGCAAAAGCAGCAAGGATGACAGACTCTCAAAGGCGGAGTGCCGTTGCGAGGAAAAGAAGTAAGGCCCAAGGAGTTGGTGGTAAACCTACCAATGTGAGTACCTTTACCAAAAAGTATTATGGTGGTATGATAGAAATTTAAGGAGATTAATGAAGGACAAAAATAAATTAACAAACCTATTTTCAGCTAACAGAGGTGCACCTAAAGGTGCTATTTATCCTGCTGCTTTTGAAAAAAAAGCTTTTGAAAAAGGTAAAAAATTTAAGGACTTATTTAAAAATATAACTGTTGCATCAATTGCTGGCAAAACAAAACAAGCTACAAAATTAGGTAAGGTTGCTTCAGTTGCTAGATTAGCGAGATCAGCAACACCTATTGGATTAGGTATAGGAGCAGCTAATATTGTTTACAAAGTTGCAACAAGATCACCTG